CTGAAGATATAACAGAGTCATTCCAAACCACAAAAAGTGCTGGTGTTGGTGAGACAATGTATGCGTCTGATTTTATGAAAGTGCAAGGAGCATTTGAACATCACCCAAGCATGATGAGTGAGAAAGGTGGTGCAGGTGAGGAGGGAACAGACAAACTCGTAAAAAAGTATAAAAAGGACACACCTTTACAAGAGGCAATACAATATCATATAGATAATAACTTGTCAATTAAAGAGAATGTGTTCCGTCCACATAGTGACAAATACTATGAGTTTTTTAGAGAATGTCGTAAACTTTATGAGTCAGGTGATTTATTAGTTTCTGATACATTTGATATAACACTATTAGAATCAGATGCAGGAGAACTTGATTTCTATGATGGTATGGAAGTGCCATTAGATATTCCTTTATTGGAAGCAGATAAAGATGTAGAACTTAATAAACCAAAACGTGGTGGACCAAAGAAATTTTATGTTTATGTAAAAGATCCATCAACAGGTAATGTGAAGAAAGTTACATTTGGTGACACATCAGGATTAAAGGCAAAGTTAGATAATCCAGAGGCAAGAAAATCTTTTGTTGCAAGACATAAATGTGACCAGAAAAAAGATAAAACAAAACCTGGATATTGGGCATGTCGACTTCCTTACTACGCCAAAGAGTTAGGATTGAGTGGTGGTGGATCGTTCTTCTGGTAAACCATATACTCAAATTGAGAAAGAAGATTGTATCATTCGAACGTTTGACCAGTCTGTTCTCAATGAAGAATTAGTTTGGCATAGAGATAAAAAAGATCGCTATGTCGAGGTGCTAGAGGGAGAGGATTGGAAGTTTCAATATGATAACGAACTTCCTTTTGTTATAAATGTTGGGATGAAGTTTAAGGTTGAATCTTTAGTCTATCATAGATTACATAAGGGTTCAACCAACCTAATCCTACGAATAATGGAAATATTATAAATAGGAACAGATTTAATTAGATATAGGGTATAAAACAATGAGTTTAATAGACGCAATAAGAAATATGCAGGAAAAACCACTGGCAGAACAAGAGTCTGAGAAACCAGAAAACGATTCCGAATATAACGATGAGGGTGGAATGGCATTGTCTCAGTTAAAGACTGCTCAGAGTGCAGTTTCCGAACTCATGAAAATGATTGAAAAAGATGATAATCTTCCAGAATGGGTTCAATCAAAATTAACCAAAGCAGTAGATTATATGGACAGTGTTCGTGATTATCTTTCTTCAGAGAAGACTGAGGAAGTTGTAAAAGAAAGTAAAATGGGTGACATGTTCTTAGATATGCAAATGGATGCTCAAGAGATGAGTGAAAGAGATTTTATTAAGAAGTATAATAATCAAATGGGTATGAATGCAAGAGAACTTAAAAAAATGCACAAACAATTTAATGAAGAGGTTGAGATGAAAGAAGATATGGATAAAAGATTTGAAGAAATGAATGCAACTGAAGAGAGCATAACAGAAGAGCAAGAGCAAATAGATGAAGCAGTAATTGTTCCTACAACTCTTTCTTTTGAAGAAACACTTAAACAAGTGCTCATGGGCGAGATGAAATGCAAAACTAAAAAAGAAGAAAAAGAAGAAGATGAAGAGGGAGAACTTGACCCAGTAAATAAAAAAGCACTCAAAAAGAAATTCGCCGATCGTAAAGATAAAGACATCGATAATGATGGAGATGTGGATGATTCTGATAAGTATATTCACAACAAACGTAAAGCAATTTCTAAAGCAATGAAAAAAGATAATTCAGATAATAGTGAAGATGAATATAAAGAAGTTGGTAAAAGTGGTAAACAAACTAAGGTTGACACTAAACCAAATCTTGATGAAGCAGAAATGTCTGATGCTGAAGAAAAGAAAAAAGAAGAAATCGTTAAGTCTATGAAAGATAAAGAACAATATTTCAAAGACAAATATGGCGATCGTTGGAAAGAAGTAATGTATGCAACTGCCACAAAGATGGCAAAAAAATTGGCATAAATAATTAATAGTAAATAAGGAGAAGAAACAATGTCACTTTGGGGTAAATATGACCAAGTACCACAGACAAATACAGCGACTGCTTCAGTTACAGTAACTGCTGCAAACTCTACAGTCGTTGGTGTTAACACTAAGTTTGACACAGATTTTGCTGTTGGGGAATATCTAGATGTCGGTAAGAATGATTATAGGATTACTGCCATCGCAAACGCAACTGTAATGACTGTTGAGTCTGCATCTGGTGCTGCAATTGTTGGAGCACAATCAAATGGTGCATATGTCGTTTCACAAAAACCACAGTATATTACACATTCAATGAATATTAATGCAAACACTGTTTATGGTGTCTCTACAGATGAGATGGCATATGCTAATGCTGCATCAACAGAAGCAGATAATATTTCACATGCTGGATGGGTAGAAAGAACTGAGGGAACTGGTGGTAGAGCAGGAAGAGTGTTCTATGAAACACTTGTTGCTGGTTCTTCAATCACTGGGGATGATGCAGACGACGATAAACTTCCTGAATAATAGGAGCAATTAAATGGCAGACAAAAAGGTCAGTGAACTTTCGGCAATCACTAATGCTAGTGGTGATGACCTCTTATTGGTTGTCAACGATCCGTCAGGAACACCAACATCAAATAAGTTAACAATAAACAACCTTTTTGCAAATGTTGTTCCAACAACTACGCATAAAGGAAGAGTAACATTTAAAGCAAACACTAATTACACTGGAACAAAGGCAACATTTGCAGCAAATGTAACAGTTAGTGGTACTTTAAATGTAACTGGTTCAAAGGGTATACAAATTGATGGTACTACAATGCTTGGTGGTAATGGCAAGTTACATGCTAACAATACTATTACCACAGGCACCATCACTGATGCTATGCTCGCAACCGATTATACAACAATAGCAAATGTAACATCAACATTTCAAACAAAAGCAGATGCAATTGCAACCAATAATGCACTATTAGTTTTAATTAATAATGCGAATCCAGCATTTACATCAGTAGATGCAGATATAATATATGCAGCAAACATATCAGCAACAAGTGTTCAATTAAGTGGTGATTTGGTATCTACAGCAAATATTACTGCAGTAAATATAAGTACAAGTAATTTAATTTCAGAGGGAGTATATACATCAAACTTACATATACAAACACTTGACTTTGAACCTAAACCAAATCCAGCAACATCTAATGCTGTAACTGAAGGAATAACACAAGGAGAGATATTCTTCTCTAATACGCACCTATATATTGCTGTGAGTAATAATACAATTAAGAGGATAACACTCACAGACTTTTAATTAATATTAGAGAATAAAAATATACTATGTTTGAAAATTTGACGGAAAAGAATTTCCAACTATTTGCGATGAAACATTATGAAAATCCACACTGTACGGATATCTTAGAGTTTCAAGACGATTTAAAAAAAATACGTTATATCAAAAGATTGTTTCGTAAATATAAAGAAACAGGAGAACTACGAGATAGATTAGTTGTTAATCATCTTATGGTTTTATATAATGTGTTTGACTCACCTGCAATGACAAGGATGTTATTGCTCAAATTAGAGGGATACCATGACTGCCTCAAACCTTTTTTGATGTTATTGAGTTATTGGAACCCATCTATATTTGGACAAATCAATGGCAGAATCTATAAAGACAGTGATATTTCACTAGATGATGGTATCGTCAGAGCAATAAGGAATATTTAAGTTTTCTCTAATCTTATAAATAGAGCAGAAACATCAATTAAATAGGATATCAAATGGTAAACAAAGTTGTCGATTTAATTTTAATATATCAATTTATTAAAAGATTGGTTACACCATTTAATAAGACTGAGGCATTCAAACTTGGTATAATTGATGAACAAGGCAAACGTATCAAAAAACCTGAAACTCCTGAAGAGGAAAAAGCATATGGGTATTTTGAACGATTGGTATTCAATATTAAAAAATTAATTGAGCGTGTTCCTGGAGGAAAATCAAAACTTGGTTCATATGCTGCAGCATTATTTCTAATAAGGGAATCTGATGCATCAAGGGAATATGGCGAACAAGAACTCATTGAGGGATGGATGAAAGCAATGGACGATCTAGAAAAAGAAAGTAATATAGAATTAAAAGACCTTATGGAAGATGCTCCTGCTAATGTCACTGGCACTGGTGTTGTTGGAACAGGCGACGATCCAGTACATTGGAAAAAAATGGATGCACGTAAAAAAGAAATGAAAGCATTTCTTAAACGTTATATGATGCAAAAAGAAAAACGCAGAAAAATTAAAGAAAGAAAAGACTTTCTGCAGAAAATGGGACTTAGATAATGGCAAGGAAGTACCTCGATAGTGAGGGTATGAACATTGCTCGTGGGTTGATTAGATACACCACTGGCGATACTATAAACGGTTCAGTTCCTGCGATGTCTCAAAACCAAACTGGTACTATTTGGGATATCAACGATACATTCTATCCTTGGGAGATATTCGCAACTGCTAATAACCTCAATTTCAATGTGAGTTCTAGTTCTGATGTGGACAGTACCATTACTGTTTATGGACTGGATTCCAATCGAGATCAACTTACAGAAACAGTTACTCTCTCAGCACAAACTGGTATCACCACCACAAATCAGTTTTCGAGAATCAACAAAGCAATTTTTAGTGACGGTGGGGGTACTCAGAATGTTGGTGCTATCACTATACTAAATGGAGCAACAGCAGTTGGTCGTATTCGTATTGGAAATGGTGCGACACAAGCAGTGATCTATTCTGTTCCCAATGGGCATCAAGCATTCATTACACAAGGCACTTGCTCAGTTCAAGGAGGTGCGGATGCATCTGGCAAGTTCTTTGTGCGAGATGATGGGCAACCCAACTTTGTTTTAGCACATACCTTTGAGGTTTCTGGTTCTGGTGGTCAATACAAATACGATTTCACGACACCTTTTGTTGTCTCAGCAAACTCAGACATCGAAGTTGAGGCAACAGTTCGTTCTAACAATGCACGAGTCACTGCAGCATTTGATCTTATTCTGATTGATCAGAGGAACAACTGATATGATAAAAGTATATGCGATGCTACATTTAACATGGTATTAATAAAGAAACCATTGGGAAGTTAAAAGAGAATATCGAGGAATGATTATATTCATATAAATACAGTAATATGGCGACAAGAAAAGAAAAAGACGTTGTAACAGTGTGGCAAGGCGACGAGATTAACCTGTTCCAACTTTTAGAGGATAGAAGAGTAGAATCTGAAAGGAGAAACGAAGTGTTACACAAAAGAATCGGAGAATTAAGAGACGAAATGGCACAAAAAATAGAAGAATCACATAAAGAAATTATGCAAGAAATTCGTGAACTTAGATTAGAGCAACAAAAACATGCTAGTGAAATGTCAAGTCGTATCTCAAGATTAGAAAGGTGGAAGTGGACTATTATTGGTGGTGCAGCAGTTCTTGGATTCATTATCGCTAAATCAGATGCTTTTTCAAAATTACTTAGTTAAATAATACAAAATAATACTTGTCTTTTGGACTGGTTCGATATATAATCCAGTCTATGTCTTATATTGATACCAAATACATAAATCTACTCTCGAGTCAGTTACAACTTTTCAAGAGAAAGGACAACACACTTTACAATTTCCGTTGTCCATATTGTGGTGACTCTCAAAAGAATAAGACTAAGGCACGTGGATATATCTTTCAAAAAGAGGCATCCTACATTTATAAGTGTCACAACTGTGGACAGGGTGCGAGTCTCTCCAACCTCATAAAACACGTAGATCCTGAGTTACATAAGCAGTATGTATCAGAACGTTTTTTTGACAATAAAAGGACTACTCCTGCTCCTCGAAAGACTCCTATGCACAAGTTTTCGAGAAAGGCAAATTACTTAAAGACTCCACTTGGTCGATTGAAAACTGTTTCTCAATTGAATCAAGAGCATCCTGTCCACAAGTATGTTCTGAAACGTAAGATTCCGAACAACAAGCATTATAAATTATTTTATGCTCCTAAATTCTATAAGTTTGTGAATGAGTGTGTTCCTAACAAAATCAAGAACATAACTTATGATGAACCAAGACTTGTTATACCATTTCTTGATTCAAGTCAAAATCTAATAGGATTTCAAGGACGTGCATTTGGTAAGTCTCAACCCAAGTATATTACGATTATGCTTGATGAGGACTCACCTAAAATATATGGGTTGGATACAGTTGATTGGTCTCAGTCAGTTACGATTGTCGAAGGTCCAATTGATTCAATGTTCATAGAAAATTCAATTGCAATGGCAGGAGCAGATGTTAGCAAATTAAATGTTGACTCTGAGTTAAGATTCTGCTATGATAATGAACCTCGTAGTAAAGAAATCGTTGGGCGAATGGAGTCTAGTATAAACAAAGGACATTCAATCGTTGTGTTTCCAAATAGTATCAAAGAAAAAGATATAAATGATATGATACTTGCTGGGAGAAGCATCGATGAAATTCAGAGTATTATAACTAGAAACACATACAAAGGTTTAACTGCTACTGCAAAGTTAAGTGAGTGGAGAAAAATATAAAATGATAGGAATAACATTTTCGGCATTTGATTTGTTCCATAGTGGACATGTTGCTATGTTGAAAGAAGCAAAAGCAAATTGTGATTATCTAATAGTTGGATTACAAACAGACCCAACAATTGATAGACCAGAAAAAAACAAACCAATACAAAGTGTATTTGAACGTTACGTTCAACTCGAAGGATGTAGATATATTGACCAAATCATTCCATATGCAACAGAGCAAGATGTGTTAGATATTTTGTTGACTTACAAAATTGATATACGATTCATTGGCGAAGAGTATAAAGAAAAAGACTTCAGTGGTAAACAGATATGCATTGACAATGATATTGATATATATTATAATAGCAGAAAACATTCATTCAGCACAAGTGGGTTGAGAAATAGAATTACTAATCTCGCTTTAGCAGATTAATTATAAGGAAAACTAATGAGCGAAAAATATTTGGGGGTTGACATTGACCTCAAAAATGATAAGAAACTTTCAAAACAAGGACTAAAACTACTAAAAGATTATTACTGCAGAGAAGATGAAAAATCTCCACAACATGCTTTCGCAAGAGGTGCAGTTGCTTATTCATATGGAGACAAAAAACTTGCTCAACGTATTTACAATTATGCTGCAAATGGTTGGTTCATGTTTGCATCTCCAGTTTTATCAAATGCACCTAAACCAAAAGAAAGAGTTAAGTCACTTCCCATTTCATGCTTTTTGACGTATGTGCCAGATTCACTAGAAGGACTAATTGACCACACTGCAGAATTACGTTGGTTATCAGTCAAAGGTGGTGGTGTTGGTGGACATTGGAGTGGAGTCAGATCTATTTCAGACATTGCTCCTGGACCAATGCCTTTCTTACATACAGTGGATGCTGATATGGTTGCATACAGACAAGGGAGAACAAGGAAAGGTTCGTATGCTGCATACATGGACGTATCGCATCCCGACATTATAGAGTTTCTTAACATGAGAATTCCTACAGGAGATGTTAATCGTAAATGTCTCAATCTTCATCATGCAGTCAATGTTACTGATGAATTTATGGAGGCAGTAGAAAATGATGGTAAATGGGATTTAAAAGATCCTAATGATAATTCTGTTCGAGAAACTATAAGAGCAAGAAAACTTTGGGAACTCATATTAGAAACTAGATTTAGAACTGGTGAACCATATGTAAACTTTATTGATACTGCAAACAATGCACTACCAGAAACAATGAAGAAAAAAGGACTAAGAATAAATGGTTCTAATTTATGCAATGAAATACATTTACCTACAAGTGAAGAACGTTCAGCAGTTTGTTGTTTATCAAGTGTTAATTTAGAAAAATATGATGAGTGGAAAGAAACATCAATGATTCGTGACCTTACTCATTATCTTGATAATGTTCTGCAATTCTTTGTTGACCATGCTGGTGATGAAATTAGTAGAGCAAGATATTCTGCACAACAAGAACGATCTTTAGGATTGGGTGCAATGGGATTTCATGCTTACTTGCAACAACATTCAGTTGCATTTGAATCTGAACGTGCATCAGAAATCAATAAAGAAATATTTAAATACATTCAAGACGAGGCAATAAAAGAGTCTGAAAGGTTAGGAAAAGAAAAAGGTGAAGCACCAGATATGAAAGGAACTGGACGTAGAAATGCACACTTAATTGCAATTGCACCAAATGCAAACTCATGATTAATTGGTAATACATCACCATCTATTGAACCTTGGAAAGCAAATGCATTTACTAGTCGTACACGTGTTGGTTCGCATTTAATGAAAAATATATACCTAAGAAAATTATTAAAAAGTAAAGATAAAGATAATGATGAAGTCTGGTCTAGTATTATCACAAATGGTGGTTCAGTACAACATCTTGATTTCTTATCTGACCAAGAAAAAGCAGTATTCAAAACAGCAATAGAACTCAATCAAGATTGGTTAATTCGACTCGCTGGTGAGAGACAAGAATATATCTGTCAAGGACAGTCACTAAACATATTCTTTCCTGCTGGTGCAAGTAAAAGATATTTACATCAAGTGCATTTTAATGCATGGAAATATGGTTGTAAAGGACTTTATTACTTACGCACCGAAACAAGTAATCGTGCAGAAAATGTTGCACAAAAAATTGAAAGAGATAAATTACAAGGTATGAAAAGTAATGATTCTCAAGAAGAGTGTACAGCATGTCAAGGATAAATTATGGAGGTAAAAAATGAAAGTGAAAGATATGTTTAAATTGATTATATTTGTATCATTGGTGATTGTTATATCATATGGTGCATTAAAACTAATGGAGATGATAGTATGATGTTTTTAGAGATTATTTTTTATGCATGTATAACAGGAATGGTTTGTTCATTGTTTTACTTATATTTTTTATTGAACAGTGCATCTAACATCTGCAAAGAAATTAAAAAAGATATATCAGATATGAGAAATATTATAAAAGATATACAATAATACAAAAGAGGGGTAAAATGGAAATAATAGTATATTCAAAAAGTGGTTGTCCTTTTTGCGATAAAGCAAAGGATTGGTTTAACACACATCAATTTTCTTACACAGAAATTCTTATGGATGATGAAGAGCAAAGACTTGCATTCTATCAGAAAATGAATGGTGTATCAGAAACGATTGATAAAGGAACTGAAGTTCGCAGAATTAATTCTGTACCACAAATCTTTATAGACAAAAAACATATTGGTGGATATGACCAATTGATGGAACGTGCTGATGAGATTCTTATGAAACGTTCTGGTGGACTTATGGAGTTTTCTAAAACTTATAAACCATTCCATTATCCTTGGGCAGTTGAGATTACTACAAGACATGAAAAGGCACATTGGATTGAGGATGAACTTGACTTGTCAGAAGATGTTTCTGATTGGAAAGGTAACAAAATGAATTCAGTTGAAAAAGATTATATCACAAATATTTTACGTTTGTTCACACAATCAGATGTTGCAGTTGGACAAAACTATTATGACCAGTTTATTCCTAAATTTAAAAACAATGAA